ACGCAGAGTACATGGGGGGGGCACACCCGGCGTCGCAGCCGGGACAGAGGAGAATACAACTCCCCCCTGCCTCTCTAGTAGAGGTTGTGCCAAAGTAGATGTCTTAGGATGTCGAAGATAGGGTTAAAGACCCCATCACCTTTCCATAGCCGTGGAAGTTGATTAGATACTAGGCTAGCCACAGCAGCAATGCGTTCCTTAGTGAGTGGCCACGGTCACGCCAGCCCTTGCGGGCACTTGGCAATCCGTCAGGGCTTTGAGGCCCATAAACCAACAACCTTATGATTAGATTATTGATAAATGGTCCCGTACCCTTCGGGGTAACTCGTGGCGCTGTAAATCTTTCTTTAATTAATCTCCAGAATGCCTTGTTCTCAACTTCTTGTGTTATTTTACGTAAATACGAGGTATGGACAAACCTTGCCAAAAGGCATGGATTTGCCCCAGCCGAGGTCATAGAGGCTTCGGCCTTAGGCGCATACGTAGTTGTAGATCCGATGAACAAGTCATCGTTATTAGCACTTTCACCCATGGCCTACCAGAAGCTTTTAGGTCAGACGATGTCTACGGAGAATCTTTCTTTGATACTTTTACTAAGTCCTCTGGATGAATTGGAGCGTAGCGCAGCCGAAGCTTCGCCAGAGGCAACCAAATCTCCCCCCCTCAAAGGCTTTGTCAATAAGATCTCTCTAGATCTGGAACGCTTGAAAGAGCGTATACAGACCGGGAGACTAACTAAAGGTGTTCGGTGGCCCTCCTGGTCTCTTGGATACCCTTTCCAGGGTTACCAAGGGCTAGGTTGTAGGCTCTCTGACGGTAGACTGATCCTTAGTCGTCCGAGTGAATTCTCGGCGATTTTCCAGCGATGGGCCTCACGGCTCCATTTCTGGTCCGGATCGTCGCGGGGAAGACGTTTCCGCAGTTCTTTATGGGTTGTCACGAATCATTTACAAACTGTCCTTAAGCATAGCGGGCCCTACGGGCTCGCCCTTTATTTAAAGGCCTCGTACAATATTGTATTGAGGTATGTGGCGGGACAGCCTTTCGAGCACGCGTTTACACAGTGTGGGGTGCCTGTTCAGCTCCAAAACGGCTTGCCTAAATTCCTTCCACGAGAGTGGAGGGTGGCAATTCGCTCGGGGTCGCCCAGGTTACTTCGCATCGTGTTATCGCTTTTGTATTCTTATAAAGGATTCAAGGCCACCAAACCCAAGCCGGTTGCAGAGATATTTAAGAATATTTCTCTAGCAGCCCACCAACCAGATGATATTATAGCTTTTTCTAAGTTCTGTTTTGAATTTTTGAAAAACAGGATTTCTCCTATCTCTGAGGGGGAGCTAAACCCTCCCTCACTTCCCGCGTCGCTGAAAGCTGGTCCGAATGGACCTTTATCCGCTTTAGCTTACGGGGCTGATGCGTATGCGTGGATACAGAGAGAAAGTGCCCCTTACCAACCGTCCGTGCCTGGCCCATTAGAATGGGTTCAACATTTCGGATTGGATAAGTGGGAGAAGAAGTTTCGTGCTTATTCTGATTGGTTTCTTAAACGTGGTTTTAACCATCAGTTTAATGTCACCTTTCCCCCTCCGACTAGGAAGGGGTTCGGTGTCCTTAAACTTAAGATAGCTTTGGGTTTGAATGTACCTGAAAGTAAAAGCATAGCGCTGAACCCTAAGTTCGCTTTTCACAGACGAACTGTCTCATACACTCCCACTCGCGTGGAAGATGTAGAGGCCCTACAGTGCCTAGGATTGCTCCTACCTGTGGGTAGAGTTCACGTCCTCTGGGAAGCAGCGGGTAAAACCCGCGTTATCGCCATGATGGATGGTTTACGCCAAGCGCTCCTCCGACCTGTGCATCTTGCGATGTTCAGGCGGATTGATAAGATTTTCGGCTTTTGCTCTGGTCTTTACGACCAGTCAGGTGCGGTTAGGTCTTTCGCGGCTTTGAATAACCGTGAAGTATTTTCTTATGATATTTCGGCTGCTACGGATACTATTCCGTACCAGCTCTATTTTCCTTTAATGGAGTTTCTTCTCGGTAAGACAGGTGCTGTCCTGTGGAACCACATGGTGCGAGGTCATCCCTTCATTCATTTGGAGGGTGGCGACGAACCATGGGCTCAACGGCTTGCTGGCTCTTCCTCGTATTACTACGAAAGAGGGCAGCCAATGGGTGGGTATTCTTCATTTGCAGCTTTAGATATGCTTCATCATTTGATCGTGCAGTACTCTGCCTTTGAGGCAGGTTACGACACATTGAATAAAACTTTTGATAATTATCGGATCCTTGGAGATGATGTTGTCATTGGCGATGTTAGAGTAGCTAAAACTTATTTAAACTTTATGAGGACTTGGAATATCCCGATATCAGAGAATAAATCCCTGGTATCATCAAAAGGGGTCTTCCAATTTCTAAGTGAAGTGTTCAGAGGGGGCGAATGCCTCAGTCCTCTGTCATTCAGGGCGGATTATCAGAGTAAGACGTTCTTAGAACGCTTCTCTTTTGCCGCTACTGCTGTGTCTAGAGGCTGGTCTTCGGGCTTGGCTATGGAAGGTTTCGGTCGGCTGATCCTTTCTAAGGACCAGTTCCTATCGGAGATTCATAGATACAGGAATCGGAGACCTTCTGCTTTTATTTACTCGCTGCTGTTTGCCCTGGTCACCTTTGCAGGTGAAGCGGGGTGGGCGCTAGGGTCGTGGCTCCACAATGTGGTTGCGCATGATCCTTTCCCACAGCTTTTGAGTAACAAAGAGTTAGAGTCCGTCGAAAGTAAAAACTTCGTTTTCACGATCTTAAGACAAATTCTCTTCACTGAAGCAGGTAGAATCCACGAACTCCAGAAGGCCGAATCTGGTGTAAACCAGACTCGCCAATTTTTGGATTTCGGATCTATAGAGTTCCATAACGATATAGAAAATGATGTCGACTCTCTCTGGCTTTTGGCCAGGGAAGGGAAAACTTTATTAGAGTCTGCTGACGTAACGCCCGATTGGGTTACTTCAGCTTTCTCCTATTTGCGAAAGGTAAGCGGTATCATTCCGCGACTATCTGCCACCGGGGTCGTCCATCCGCTAGATTATCTAGTCCTGATGAAGACAACGGAGGATAGGAATAATATTCATAAGGTTAACCAGTGGTCTCCAACCAATCACGACGCGGAAGAAATCTTCCGGGTACGGATGGTGGATACCACCTTCTCCCTCATAAAGTCAAATCCCTACTACCATGAAGTCCTAACGGGAATTTCTTCACCGTATGGACTGGCCTTGCGGCCGGTTCCCGAAGAGGGAAGGCCATCAGGTAGCTCCTAGATAGCTTGGGTTTAAAACTCTGTCCTTAAGTGGATGCATTAATCAAGAAATTGGTTAGCGCAGCAGCCTTCGC